GATGCCTAAATACATTATTGAAGCAACACGAACGCACTGGTACTCAGTTGAAGTTGATGCGGTAGATGAACTTAGCGCTTACGCTGAACTTGATGACTGGATTTCAGATGATTTTGAACCTTTTGAAACTAATGCCCAATGGGAATTCAACGCAACAACTAAGGAGAACGAAAATGGCTAAATATGCTTTTAATGTGTGGGAAACTTCAAAGTATCAAATTATTTTTGATGCCGATAGTCGAGAACACGCTAGACAGATCTTGAATGCTACACGCAACCTAGATGAATTACCTAATGCTTCACAGAAGTGGATTAAGGGTAATGAAGATTGGGATGTTGCCCTACTTGAAGAAGTAGATGAAGATGGAAAACCAACTAAGGAGAGTAACAATGAGTAAAAAAGCAGTAGCAAAGATACAAGAGATTACAAAAGAACAGTTTGAAAACTGGACAGGGGATACTATCACCGAAAGCCAATGGAATGCGATTGCTGACGACATTGTTGGCAGAGCCGAGAACTTTATTGACGCGTTGCTGGAACTCGTTATCCAAGATTACAAAGAAGGGACTTACAATGAGTAAGTCCAGAGAAGAACAGATTGCTAAGTCTAAGGCAAGGCATCCAGCGTTCAGAAATAAGCAACCAGCGTTCGACATCAACACTATTGTGCGTTATGATTTACACACCGGTTTATTTAGCGTCAATGCGGACATTGAGAGTGTTGATACTATTTATGATGAAAAGTTTGGTGGATGGCGTACCGCTAATGGTGATAGCGAAAAAACTATGAACAAACAGATTATTGACACTTTGGCTAGTGTGTGTGTAATGTTAAACCAGATGGTAGAAAAAAATACCATTACAAATAAGGAGAATGATACAAATGAATAATTCAACATTATCTTTAGCCTATGAACAAGTTATTGCCGATATCAAACAAGATGCTGGCTGGAATGAAGATATAAAACAAGAATTTCTTGATGTGCTAAAACATCGTATTTGGGAATTGACTAAGGTGCTTGGGTTTGATAGCGATAATACTATTACTCCAAATCAAATTACTGTAATAAATGTTGATGAAGAGTATTTATCTTGGAGTAGAGTTATTCGGTTCAACTGGTTGCCTGATGGTTCTGATGTGCCTGAATTGTGTGTTGTAAAGATCTATTATTCAGAGTTTGAAGGCTATGATATTGACTGGCATAAGTCTGATGTTTCATCAAAGTTTCGTGAATTCGCAGATTTGCTTACTGAAACTCAGTTTTCTGAGATGCTCGATAATCTTGCCTATTCTTTTCAAGAAGAAAATAAGTAATAAACTTGCTTTTTCCCTAAACATAGGGTAGCATTTTAAACATAACAATAAATAAGGAGAAATATTTATGACACAAATTACAGTTACTGGCTTAGTTGCCACTACACCACGCCATCTTGTTACGCAGGATGGTCTGCCAATTACTTCCTTTCGTATTGCTAGTCCATCAAGTCGTCTTGATGCTAATGGTCGCACTATTGCTGAAACTAATTGGCTTACTATTACATCGTTCCGTCAGTTGGCTATTAATGTCGCTGTAAGCATCAGCAAGGGCGATAGAGTTATTGTTTCTGGTGATTTGCGTATCCGCGACTGGGATAATGGCGAACGCGCCGGTACTTCGGTAGAACTTGAAGCAGAAACAATTGGACACGATCTGTGGTGGGGTCAAAGTACTTACACTAGAGTATTTGCTGTGAATGCTACTGATACACCTACATCGGAAACTGAGGTCGCCGATGCCGACCCAGTTGAAGAGAGCAGACATTCTTGTACTTGTAGAGATTGTAATATAAACTAACTTGCGTTAGTCAAACATCACCTGAGTAAGTGGTGAATTAAACTGCTCACCCCTAAATAAATAAACATTGGAGAACAAATGGAAAAGAAACTTACCCTAAGCGGAAATGCCGAAACTGTCGGCTATGTAGTTGATGCTATCAACAACAAAAAGATCAGATATGAAATTGAAGGTGCGGAAGATAGTTTTAAGTTTGACGATTATGAAGTCAAGTCTATTCACCTGAACCCTAGTAAAAAAGATCCCTATCACGCAAACGCATCACTTAATCTAAAAGGCACATCATTTGACCTTAGTTTGCTTACTAGCATAGTAAAAAAACTATATCCAACTCTAAAAGTGGCGTAACAAATGAAATTATCGCCATCTGCTAAATCAGCGTTAGACGCTGTTCGTGAAAAACATTTATCCTACACGCTCACCAAAGCAAACATTGAAGCAGAGATGAAGCGTGAAATGGCTATCCGGTTGGAAGCAAGTCGAAATGAACGGGACAATGCTTTACGCTATGCTTCCCAAATTGGTGTGCCTAAAACTATTTTAGGTAAAGCCATTGGCACTAGCAACTATAAAACTATTCAAGAGATAATTGGTTCTGGTATTCCAACGCTTACCAGCGTTAGTGAAAACATTATTGGTGCTGAAAAACTTAAGATTGATGTTGTGTCTGAACATACTTGCCAAGTTTATTTGACTGATGTTGGAGATAATGCGTTTAGCGGAACTGCCCTTATTGCTGTTAGTGATGATAATGAATTAGAGTTCATTGACGGAGATCTTGCGGTTATTACACAAATTTACCGCAATAATTTGGTAGGTTTTGTTATAAACGCACTGGGCAGGTAATGCCTTTATCTGATGAAGAGCGCAATCTGTCTATGGCAGAGTTTTCTAAAGCAATCTTGACCGCTGTGCCTAAGATAGACCGCAAACTTATTGAAATGATGTATCACGCCCAATATACTCGGGCTGATGCTATTGAACGAGCAAAACTTAAAAAGGAAAATGATGGATAACCCATTAAAGCCATACCCATATCAGCAAAGAGATATTGACAAATTGGTTTTCAATGGTGGAACGGGTATTGTTGCTACGCAGGTTGGTGGCGGTAAAACATTAGTTGCTATTGAAGTTGCTAAACATATTGAAGCAAGATCTGTTTTGGTTATTGCCCCAAAAGGAACGCATCGTAGGGCTTGGCAGAAAACTATTTTACGGCAAATCCCTAATGCTCAAATAAAGTATTTGAACTCTACCAATAAAGGTAATGATAATTTACTTGAATTGGAGAGAGATGAAGATGGCTGGTATTTGATTACGCCAGAGTTTTTTAGAACAATGACTTGGGTTGGTATCAAACCTGATTTAGCGATTTTTGATGAAATACATAGAGCATCAAATCGTGATAGTAAAACTGCCAAGATGTTGCTTACACTAAAAGCCAAACAGCGTATAGGGATGTCTGGAACTATTGCCGGTAATCGTATTGAAGGTTTTTGGTCTGTGTTGCGTTGGATTTACCCTGATGTTGCTGGAAGATCTTTTTGGCGTTGGGTGAATACTTATTGCCTAACAAAGCCAGATTATTTTGCTGGTCAAGTTGTTATTGGTGAGAAGAAGTCTGGTGAGATTGCTAAAAGTATTCCTTGCTACATCCGTCATCTAAAGCGTGAGAAGTGTTGTGAGTTTCATCCAGATGGTATGGATGCTGATTTGCCAAGTCTTGTTTCTATTGAACGCACAGTACAGTTATCGCCTGAACAGGCTCGTATATATCGTAAGATGGAAAAGGATTTGCTTGTATGGTTGGGTGAGCATCCATTGACGGCAGAGATACCTGTGGCTACTCGTATTAGGTTGCGCCAAATTACTTTGGGAACTCCAAGTATTAGTAATGATGATGTTGTATATTTTGCTGATGACTGTAAATCTACGAAGATTGATGAACTGTTCAATATTATTGGCGACCATCCAGATGGTGATGCGATGCTTGTGCTTACTCATAGCCAAAAGTTTGCCAAAGTTGTTACTAACAGATTGAATAAGGCTGGCTTTGTTGCTTTTGAATGGTCTGGTGCTGTATCTCAAAAGCAACGAGATGATGCTCTGGAACGCTTTATAGCGGGTGAAATACAGTTTATTGTTGGTGTTATCGCCGCGATTGGTGAAGGCACTGATGGCTTACAGGAACGCTGTTCGACTATGGTTTGGTTATCTAAGGATGATAATAGGTTACTCAATGAACAGGCTATGGGTCGTCTAGACCGGCAGGGGCAAAAGAATGCTGTGATTTCGTATGAAGTTATTGCGGAAGATACCTATGATGAAGGACAGTTATCTAAGTTGCTTATAGATCAAATACAGATGAACCAGAGTTTGCGTTTAGATGCTGATGATGATACATTTGCGTATCAAGCCCAAGAAACTTATGAGCGATTGGGTATAAACCACTTTTTAGAAGCATATGATTATGATGATGACCGAGATTGAGATTAGATTACTGTGGCAAGAAATGACTGATGGACAGCGTGAGATCTTTATGACCGGTGTGCTTGCGGAGAGAGAACGAATTTTGAATATTACTAGGATAATGACCAAAGAAGCCGTTGAAGATAAGGATACAAATAAATTAATGTTTTTGTCGGATGTTGGTGGTAGGATTTTGCGTGAAGCAAAAGTTGCGGATACAAAGTTGGCTAACGATGAATAACAAAGTGGGCGCAATCTTTTTAGCAACAGCCTTAACTACATCGTTGCTGTGTGGCAACTATGGATCTACAAACAAAGTACCAGAGCCAAAATACTCAAATACTCATTTGGGGAACAAAACTTTTTTAGAAATGGTTAAACCTAGTCGCAATGCTTTTCAAATGAAAAAAACTATTGGTTTGTTGATGATGCGTTTAGGTAAAACTAACTATGTTTTTTCTGGCTCTGATACTAGGGGCTGGGATTGTTCAGGTCTTGTTGTATGGGTTTATAAACATTTTGGTTTAGACATACCGCATTCAGCAGACAAGCAAGGCCACATTGGTATTAGGGTTTCTAGGCCGGCTTTGGGAGATATTGTTGTTTTTGCCCATAAAGGTAGAACAGATTTTTATCATTCTGGCGTGTATGCTGGACAAAATAGGGTAATAAATGCTAATCTATTTTATGGAACAACAGTTTTAGAATCATTAAAAGAATATTCGCAAAGCCAAATCCGGTTTGTGCGTGTAGTAAATCAAAAATAATTCATTAGGAGAAAATGATGGCAGATAAAAATATAGTTGTATTTGATGAAGATGGTACTCCAATAACTGAATGTTGTTGCGACCCTTGTGGTGATCGTGAATGCGATTGTTGGGGCAAAAGATGTGATTGGTGTTTGGAGAACAATGATTAATTTTTATACTTGGTTTATAGGTGTTGGATTGTTTTTTATTTTATTCAACATTGCTGGTCTTTTATACATAAAACTTTTTACAGAAAAACCAAAAAAATATGACAAATAAAAATAAATTCATTGCTATAACAATTATTGTTTGTGCATTTGCTACTTGGCTTTTAATACAAATTTTATCTCTAAGAATTGAAGATAACTGTTGGTCGCATTATACAACTGAACAAGAAGCCATAAAGAACTGTGAAAGCCATAATGAGTAAAGATATGGTAAATAATCCAGCACACTACACTAGCGACCCCAGTGGCGTTGAGTGTATTGAAATTACACGCCACCGAAACTTTAACATTGGTAATGCTTTCAAATATCTTTGGCGAGCAGGGATAAAAAATGAGGATACTGTTATTCAAGATCTTCGTAAAGCAATTTTTTATATTGAAGATGAAATCAAAAGAATAGAGAAAAGTAAAGATGGAAAGTAAAATAAAATTTGTTGAAGATTATCTTCAATGGGTAAATGATAATAAACTTGATCCACCAAAATTTAGTCCAGAAGAATATTCTTTATATCTAAATTATCTAAATAATCAAGAAATTCTTGATGAAATAATTAAGGTTATTAACTCTGGTGAAGATGCAACAAAACTTATTCAATCTATAACTATTCTTCTAAAAAATAGACTTGGGGGTGAGTAATGGATATTTTAACAATAGTAATTGTTTCACTAATTGCAGTAATTGGCTTGACTTTATTAAGTTTTGCTGCTATGTTTCTTATAGAACATATAAACCTGAACCATCAAGAGCATCTGGAAGATTGGTATGACCAAAAAGATTAAGCGTGGCTACACAGTAGATAAAGCAAGTAATGAAAAGCCAGTTTATTTTGGTATAAAAAAAGAGGCTGTACATAAATATGACCAACTACATCAAAAGATGGAAGAAGTTAGAAATTGGCCTTGTAAAGATAATCCATATTATTATCAAGATTATGATGGTTATGGTTTTGAAGATGAGCAAAATGGTGGAAAAGCCAGAGATCTTACAGCAGATGAATGTGAGCAGTTATGTTCAGACTGCCCACTACTTAAATTATGCTATGATTTTGCAGTTGCAAATGACGAACAGTTCGGTATTTGGGGCGGAATAAATTTTACAAAAGGTATTGACAAAAGATAAAAAGTTCTATACAATTAGGACAAAGGAGAAAAAATGTTAACAAATGATAGAATGCTTGAAATTACTCTCTCGCTATTGAAGCAGGAGAGTGATAGAGATAAGCAAAAGAAAATTGGTGCATCGGACTTTTCTGATCCTTGTGCATACCATTTGGCTAAAAAACTTTTAGGTATGCCTGAAGCGCCATTCAAATATTGGTTAGGTGCGAAGATTGGAACTGCAACACATAGTTTCCTTGAAGATGCTATAACTAAATCTGATCTACCAGAAATGAGTTCAGCAGTAGTTGAACAAAAGATCTTTTTAGGCACACTAGAAGGCTATGGTGAAATACACAGCAAGCCAGACCTTGTTCTAGCAGAAGATCGTCATCTAGTTGATTGGAAAACAAGCACTAGAGATAAGAGTAGAAAATATCAGCGTGTCTTGTTTGAAGATAAGCAGGATGCAGGTGTAATCTATAATCTACAAAAATACTATACACAGGCACAAATTTATGCTTGGGGTTTGAATAGGGCTGGAACACCGGTTGATACCTGTTCATTAGTATTTATTAATCGTGATGGCACTACTGATACAGATATCTGGTCATATACTTTTGACTATGAGCCACAACACGCAGAAATTGCTTGGAAAAGATTAGAAACTATTTGGGAGAATTTGGGAATAAATCCAGACCCAGAGCAGTTTAATAGAGAAGAGGAGTGTTTCAAATGCAAAGTAACAGATCCAGCGTAAGCATTAAAAGGATGCTTTATGTTAGCCTATTTACAGTAGCATTCTTGAGATTGCTGTTTGCTGGCTTTATGTTTTTAGCCGCAGTTGATTCAAAAACATTAACAGTAAGTTATGGTTTGATAGTTGTAAGTGCGGTAGTTATCGTATTTACTCTTAGAAAACTTATAAATATTCTTTTAGTTTTACGGCGTGTCGCTCGTATCACTATTCAAGAAGATGTAGTAGAATAAAAAATCTAAAGTCATAAGGAGAAAAAAATGACAAAACCTGAAATCCCAGTATTACCTTTTGCACAGTTTGTGAAGAAGGCCGAACAACTAAATACGCCAAAAACTATCTTGCTTTATGGAGATCCAAAAAGTGGTAAAACTTGGTTAGCAAACTCAGCCGCAGAACTGGAAGAACTTTCACCAGTCTTGCTGATTGATGTTGAAGGCGGAGCATCCGCTATCGCTCGTGATTGGAAAGATGTTGATGTTATCAGTGTTGAATCACACGAACAGTTAGAATCAGTTATTGCTGGTCTAACTACACAGGAGCATAAGTACAAAACAGTTATTGTTGATACGCTAGGCGTTGCAATGGATCGTGCTGAAAAGTTTTTTGCTGAAAAACCTGAAAATAAAAACAATAGATTTGGCAAGTGGGGAGATTTGAAGGAATGGACTACACAACTCACCCGAAAACTCCACTCTGCCCCATTCTTGACTATCCTGATTGCTCACGCACAGGATGAGAAAGATGAATCGACTGGTGCGGTAAAGATTTTACCGATGCTCGCCGGTTCAGCAAAAAACACTCTGCCAGCAATCCCAGACATCATCGGGTATATGACAGCAGAGAGAACTGAAGATGGCCTAAAGCGTGTGCTATACTGCCAATCATCAGATCGACTCGTATCGGGAAACCGCTTTGGTTTGCCAGCAAAAATTTACGAGCCAACTATCAAAACAATTATGTCTATCATCAAAGAACTAGGAGAAAAGTAATTATGACATTCATTGATATCCCTACTAACCTGCCCGCAAGCAGTGCATCAACAACATCATATGATCCGCTACCAAAGGGTAAATATGAAACCGCCATCTTTGACATTCAGCACGATACTGTGAAGAGTGGCGAAAATGCTGGTAAGCCACGCTGGAAGGTGCAACTAAAGGTTGTATCAGGCCAGTATGAGAACCGCAGACTATTCACTCTAATCCCACTTTATGTGGCTGGAGATTTCTGGAAAACACAAAGTTTCTTTGAAGCATTGGGTTATTCATTAAAGGGTAAGTTTGAAGTTCCAGAGATCAATGACCTGTTGGGCAAACCATTGAACACAAGAGTTACTGTTCGTGATGCTCAAGGTGATTATCCAGCAGACAATAATGTTGCTGGCTTTGAAGCAGGAACAGAACTACCTGTTGAAGATCTGCTAAAAAGCACTTTAGGTGCAACACCAGTTTCAGATTCAACTGTCTGGTAAAATAGCCTTTCGCTACAAATGGGCAGTAGGGGTGCGTCTACTATAAAACGCATATAAATCCTTTCTGGCGATGCCTAATTTTCTCCTTTTCTATTAGGTAATCAAGTTCAATTCTTGGTAAGGATACGGAAAAAAGGAGAAATAAATGGAAACCAAGGATTTCCTAGAAACAATATTAGGAACAGCAGGCGGTTATGCTACTGCTGTAATCAAGGATGCACACGGCCAGCCGACTGTGCAAAAGTTTTTTAGTTACCCTGATGAACTTGATGAGATGGTCGAGTATGCAAATAAGTTTGCTAGTGAAGATGTATATTTTTCACCAATCATTTTCTATGAACAAAGACGCATCCGTGAAAATGCTAAATGCGTTTCAGTAGTTTATGCTGATGCAGATACTTGCCCACCGGAAAAGTTTTTACTAATACCGAGCATTTCAGTTGAAACAAGTCCAAATCGCTGGCATTGCTACTGGGTTCTTGATAGAGAATATGAACCAAGTGAAGTTGCCCTTATGGCAAAAAAGATTGCTTACGCTCAAAAAGATGATGGCTGTGATCTTTCTGGATGGAATCCAACAAAACTACTTCGCATCGCTAATACAAGTAATCGTAAATATGATAAAAGTTATACAGTCAATGCCAGCACAAATGGCCTAATCTATACGCTTGCTGAGGTTGGTGAAGTTTATAATGACATAAAAGTTGATGCTGTATTAGAACCATCATTAGAACCTGTGCCAGAACAAAGCATAGATGTTGTAGAGATCTTTAAGAAGATACCAAATAATCCTGAAATTATTTCACTATACCTACAAGAGCCACCAGTAGGTTCAGACTTATCTCGTAGGCTTTGGAAACTAGAATTAGAATTATTCCGAGCAGGACTAACTGCACAAGAAGTGTTTTCAGTAGTTCGCCACGCTAAATGTAACAAGTATCATCGCCCAGATAGACTAAAGCGTTTAGACCCTGATGGTGATCTTTGGCGTGAAGTAAAAAGAGCAGAACAAACTTATGCATTAGAAGGTAATTCAGCATTTCAGGCAGATGCAATCGAACAAGAAGTTGTGAAGCCAGTAGATTTTCTTACTGCCGAAGAACGAGATATTGTTGCCAACTCTAAAACATTTATTGACAAATATGTTGATTGGGCATCAAAGAAAACTGATGCTGCAAATGAATACCAGATAGCAAGTGCTTTTACAGTTTTATCTTCAGCATTCTCAGATAGCGGACACGCAGTACCTAAATACGGAAAAATGGGTTTAAACCTGTGGTTTATGATACTTGGAGAAACTACTCGTAGCCGTAAATCAACTTCACGACAACTAATGTTGCGTGTAGTTAGAGAATATGAAAAGTTTGCTGGATACCAAATTGATGTTGGTTCAGACGTTACTGCTGAAGGTTTAGTAAAACTATTATCTTCAAGAGATAAACAGACTTCACTATTTCATCGTGATGAAGTTCAAGGTATGTTCAAAGATTTTATCAACAAAACATATATGGCAACAGCTGCAGAACGATTCACAGAACTCTATGATGGCCACGTTCCCGTTGTAGTTCGCTCTACTGGTGGCACTATGCCGGGAAGGGGTATGCAGTCAGAAAGAGCAGAAACTAACTTCCTAATGTATCTGATGGGCATTACAAGCAAAACCGCCGATGTGCTTACAACAGAATACTTCCGTAGCGGTTTCCTTGCTCGTTTCATCTATGTAATTGCGGATGCTCCAGATCGTTCATACGAAACTGAAGCTATTGAGCAAGCCAATGAAGTTGAAGTTATTACTAGGGATCAAGAAATGGATTCTATGATTAGATCCCTTTACGATTCTTACCTTTACTGGCAGAAAAAAGGCGCTCCATTCCCTAGACCAATTAGACTAACCGAAGAAGCACTTGAAAGATTCAATAAATTCAAATGGGAAATGGGAAACTATACTGAAGGACACGAACAAGAAGAATCAATTGAACCATCACGCCAGCGTCTGGCATTGTCTATCTGGAAGTGCGCAGTTCTGCTTGCTATGTATGACCGGTCTGATGAAGTCCAACTAAAACATATGCTTGTTGCTATTCATTATTCAGAAGAATGGTTTAGAAACCTTGTTCGTATGGCTGGGGCTATCTCTGCATCAGAATGGCAACGAGAAGTAGATTCACTAGAAGATTTAATTGCACAAAAAGGTGGTCGGCTACGCTATGAAGAAGCCTACAAACGTTTTTCTAATAAGCGCAAGCGTGAATTTGATGAAATGGTTGATGCTCTAAAATCACAGGCAAGATTATCTATTGTTGTAGATAATTCAAAAATATTTTTGGAGATAGCAAATGGAAATTGATGACGACCTAATGAGATTGCGAGCAATAAATGAAGCAATCTGGATTAGAGATCATTCAGAAAATTTAGAAAGAAAAGATCTTTTTAAAATTATTGAAGATATTGGTGAATATAATATTTTTTCTGCTCGCCAAATAGAATCTATGACTAATGGAATAGTTTCACATCAAACCATATCTAAGTTATGCAAAAAGAATAATAAGAGTGGTGGCAAGTTGAAGATAAATGATTTAGAAAAAATTAGAGATTTATTTTATGGAAAATCTAATGGTCTAGTAAATTATCTTTTAGCAAAAGAAATAACAAAAAATGGCACATCGCAAGGAATCATATCAAAACTAACTGGTATTAGCCAAAGTGCAATAAGCAAAAATATAAGGAGAATAAAATGACATATGTTGTTATGAATGAAAATTGTTTAGATGCTCTAAAAGGCATTCCAGATAATAGTGTTGATTCAATAGTTACTGATCCACCATACGGATTGAATAGCAATGATAACGTTGCTGAAACTATTACCAGATGGATTCAAGGGGAAAGAGATTTTATTCCTGATGGTAGAGGTTTTATGGGTAAATCTTGGGATGCTTTTGTTCCACCGCCAGCCGTATGGGACGAGTGCCTTCGTGTGCTAAAACCGGGCGGTCATCTTCTAGCCTTTTTTGGTTCTCGGACACAGGACGTTGGGGCATTGTCTATTAGACTTGCGGGTTTTGAAATTCGAGATGGTATTGCTTGGTTGTATGGTTCAGGTTTTCCTAAATCACACAACATAAGTAAAGCAATAGACAGGGCCGCTGGTGCTCAAAGAGAAGTAATAGGTTCTAGACCCTTGACTGGTAATGGCAAAACTTTGAAATCAGGTTTCCATCAACCAGATGGAACTGGTGCTGGCGAAACAGTAAAACAAGATGTTTATGAATTTACTGCTCCATCGACTCATGAAGCCAAGAAGTGGGATGGCTGGGGAACAGCCCTAAAGCCATCGTTTGAGCCTATTGTAATGGCTCGCAAGCCCCTTATTGGTACTGTTGTAGAAAATGTATTAGAATATGGAACTGGTGGTATTAACATTGATGGAAGTCGCATTGGAACAGAAACAGTAACTATAAATACTTTTGACAATGGTGCTAAACCTTGGGGTGATGCGGTTGGAGAGCCTTTTACATCAAGAGAATCAGTTGGTAGGTGGCCAGCAAACGCAATTCTTGATGAGAGTATGGCAGAAGTTCTTGATGAGCAAAGTGGAATTACTAGAAGCAGTTCAAATAAAGGTCTTTTGCCAGACATCCGTTCAGGTAAATATGGTTCTGAATATGGTCTAAGAGAAGATCTTGAGGGTACTATGAGGGGCTTTAGTGATTCTGGTGGTGCTAGTTGTTTCTTTTATGTTTCTAAAGCAAATAAAAAAGATCGCAATGAGGGTGATACAAATAATAATCATCCAACAGTAAAACCAACAGACCTAATGCGTTATCTAGTAAAATTAGTTACGCCACCAAATGGTGTTGTGCTAGACCCATTTACAGGTTCAGGTTCAACAGGCAAGGCTGCAATTCTTGAAGGCTTTAATTTTATTGGAATAGAATTAACTCCAGAATATATCCCAATTATTGAAGCAAGACTTGCTCACGCAGAAAAGCAAATGCAGAAAGAAGATGATCTCTTTGATTAGTTTATTCTCAAAAAAATCACCATTTGAATTAGTAAAAAATGATTATGAAGCACTCACATACCATTACAGCAGATACCGACTTGGTGATAGAGATCTTTTGGCTATACAATGTTTTCAAATGATTGAATCTAAGGCACAAGAATACAAAAATGACTAAAATATTTTCATTCGATCCCGGTGGCACAACAGGCTGGGCATTGATTGAATACAATGAAAAAGAATCTAAACTATTAGATTATGGTCAAATCACAGGTGGATACAAAGGTTTCAAAGAGTTTTACCTAAATTCAAATATTGAAGCAGATGTAATAGTGTGTGAATCATTTAGCCTCCGCCCCGGAATGCCTAGCGTAAACCTAGAACCTTGTTATGTTATTGGTGTGCTATATGCTTTAGCGGATAAATCAATAGTTTTTTATCCGCCATCATATAAAGTATTTTGTAATAATGATGCACTAAAAAGACTTGAATTTTATATAAAAGGCAAAGAACACGCTAGAGATGCAATTAGACACGCAGTAGCATATTTGAGAATTGAAGTAAATCACATACCAACAATGAAAAAAGGTTGGCCTGATGAATAATACTGGCTTATAGCGTATAATGGAATTGAATTGAGGAATTATGCCATATTACATTAAACAAGGTGCTAAAGGTTGTACGGGTTGGGCTACAGTCAAATCTGACGGATCAGTTATAACCTGCCACAAAAGCAAAAATGATGCTATCCAACATATGGTTGCTCTATCTATTGCTACTGGTGAAAAAGCCGGTGGAGAACTAGGTAAGAAAAAAGAAACAGCAATTGAAGTCTTTATTCGTCAAGCAGAAGCAGCAATGCCTATGCCGGCAGTAGAAGAGTGGGATATGCTCACTGATCGTCAAAAACATATGGTAGAAAATAATGCTAAAGTTGCCGCCGAATATGGAATGTTCGACCAAACATCAATGTCTAATGGAGCGCACTATGCTCCAGCCGCAAAAAATCCATTCAAACCAGCAGGTCTAATGTGTCAAAACTGCGTGTTTTTCAACGAAAATGGCCAATGTCAAATCGTTTCCGGTAAGATTGAACCAGAAGCAATCTGTAAACTTTGGGTAATTCCAGAATCAAAAATCACAGAATAATCTAACAGAAAAAAGGCGAGATGAATAACTGTAAAATATGTGCGTTGCTACCTAATGCCGATTTAGAAAAAATGCTAGTAGAACAAACTACTAGATATATTGCTGAAAGATACGATTTTAGTCGCACAACAGTAAGCAGACATAACAACAAGTGTGCAAAAAATGAATCATCTAAGCAATTTGACAAAGATGATATGCGAGAAATAATTTGGAATGGTGATTTAGGTGAACTCCGTACAGGAGCATTAGATGAGCCATTAGCAGATGTTTCTCCAGACTCAATCTTAAAATTATTTGGTTATGACTTGTCTGAAACTGAAATGGTTGGACTTCTTCGTGAAAGACATAGCGAATACTATTCAAGAGATCTTGATAGAAAGATTTGGAAACATTCATATGCTTTCTCTGTTCAAAAGAAAAAGCAAGGCGTTGAAACTATTGATCCAATTCAACTAATCAAAGAGCTTGGTATCAAATCAAAAACACGCAATACAAAAGACCTTACTGGAGTTGAATCTACCTTTGTGCTTGACTGGGCAGACTGGCAAGTAGGTAAAAAAGAAGGTGGTGGCACAAAAGAATTCCTAGAACGATTTGATTCTGCAATGCAAGCCACAACTGAAAGAATCACAGAACTACGCAAAACCGGTAGAAAACTAAATGAATTAGTTATTATTGGTGGTGGAGATATGATTGAAGGCTGTGTAATCTATCCACAACAATCATTTGGTATCGATATGAGTAGAAGAGATCAAATCAAAACAACTGTAGCCACAATACTCAATGGTCTATACATTCTTGCACCATTATTTGAAAAAGTTAGAGTAGTAGTTGCTCCCGGAAATCACGGAGAACATCGCATTAACGGATACAAAACTGAGTTAGGTGATAATGATGACCTACTTGTATTCGAGATAGCCGAACTTGGACTAAAAAATGATCCAAATTTTGACCACGTTTCATTTCAAATAGCAGATCGTGAAATGTCAATTATAACTGATATTAAAGGTTGGACTTACGGCATCACTCACGGAGATGTTTATGGAAAAGGATCTGGAAACGGAATCCGTAACAAAGTTTTTAACTGGTATAAAACAATGGCTGCTAACCGCCACGCAGTAGGAAACTCAGATGTATTAGTAACACATCACTTTCATCACGATGCTTTAGAAGATTGGGGGGCAACACTATGGGTTCAAAATCCAACAATGGATGGTGGAAGCAACTATTTCGTAGAAGCAACAGGGCACAAACCAAAGCATGGAATGAACAGTTGGGTCGTAACGACCTCGAATCGTTTTCAGGACAAGCAAGTTCTCAGGTAGTTGTAGAGTTTTACGATGAAGAATCTGATGAGGTTTTAGAAGTAATACTTATTTGTTCCTGTGGCTTACCTGTGCTATCTTTAACAGATAAATATGAGGGTTTTTTCTATTGCCAACATTGTGATTACGAATGTTGGGGAACAAAAAATACTTGTCAACGTTGCATAAAATACAATAAATATGTTGATGAACGCCAATAAGTGCTATAATTTATAGCAAGATGTTGTTAGTATCACTCATAAGAACGATTCACAGAACACATCTATGCGGCAGAATGCAAAATAACGCCCCCTGCCGCATCTAAACTTTTAGGAACAAACAAATGGCAATATATGAGTTTTGGTGTGAAACTTGTAAGATCGATTACAATGAAGAACGCCCAATGAGCGATTCAAGTAATGAATCAATCTGCCCAATTTGTCTTAATAAGGCTATGCGTAAATACAACATAAACCCTATTTTCAAAGGTTCAGGTTTTTATAGCACGGATAAAAAACAGACAAAGAAGGCTTCAAATGGCTAATACAGACGATAAAAAATCAATCTTTACCGAGGCCGCAGACTCAACATATAGTCCGCCACAGGGCGTTCAGAACGCCGCTAAGAGGGCTTTGAAATGGATCTCTGAAGGTAAGGCTGGTTCTGGCTTTACAAGCGTAGGTCGCAGAAGAGCAGGACAACTAGCATCAGGCCAATCAGTTAGCAGAGATACAGTCGCAAGGATGAAATCCTACTTCGCTAGACATACTGTTGATAAGCGAGCTACTGGCTTCAATGCTGGTGAAGAAGGTTATCCATCTCCGGGTCGTGTAGCTTGGGATGCTTGGGGCGGCACAGCTGGACAAGCGTGGGTAAACCGAATAAACTTGGATAAAAAATAATGCAAGGCTTTGACCTTGATGATACCTTAGCCCACGTCAATTATCAGTCTATATTTGGGGCTACAAGCCTCATAGACGCTCTAAAAGCAGCAAAAGTAATCTACACCCCTAAAAGTGAATTTGTGATCATTACAGCCCGAAAAGGCAGCGAAATAGTGCATAAAGCAACTACTGAATGGGTGCATCAAACTTTTCCAAACTGTAAGCGTGTATATTTTGTAGAAGGTGGCACAGCAAAAGTAATTGAAGAAAAAGCACGACTAATCAAAGAATTAAACCTTACAGACTTTACAGATAATAATCGTGAAATACTTGCAGGAATCAAAAAATTAGAAACTGGTGCAAAACTTTGGGTTATGACCCAAGATGGTAGAAAACCCTACTAAAAGCCTTGTGCAATAATAGTAATAACTGCAACTAAAATAGCGGCAACACTCAACCAAACAGCAATGCTATTAGACTTAGAGTTTCTCTGAGTTTTTAGTTCTTGAACATCAAGTTCAAGATCTTTTAATCTTCCATCTTGAAGGTTTACTTTACGTTCTACGCGATCAATAGATTCACGCATATGTCTAACACCTTCCTCTATTCGACCAATAGCAACAAACAATTCTGTATAATTATCTGGCATTTTACTTTTCTTTCGGATTTCTAAGTTTATAGGTTGCTGCCCAAATACCTAATGTAATAAGTATAAGGTTTCCAGTAACTTCTTTAGCAGTGCCTTCGAGCACAAGCCAAGCAGTTCCAAGGCCAAGCAAAGTCCAACTTTGTTCTAACATATCTTTTAGAAAATTTTTCATTATTTTCCATTTCTCTTAGTTGCGGATAATGACGTTGCCCCTGCTACTTGTGCAATTTGCCCTGCAATAACTGCACCAATAACAACTTTTTTTGATTCTTCACGAACTTTTGGTGAAATGTCTGAACCAATGTTTCCTAAGAAATTTATTGCGTTAGCAAATGCAACTACAGCCGCACCAACAACAGGAGTATTGGCTAGTTGCTCGTCAATAACAATGTCATCTGCCTGTGCCACCAAATAAAGCGCATCAAGGGCTTGTTCATATTCAGGGCTACCTTGTTCAGAGGTTTCAAGCACGGAATAGGCAGCCTCTTGAAGCTGAGATACCTGTAGATCCGTCATCTCTGAAGGTGCAATGTCTATCAAAGTATTTAGTGATTCTTGTATTGTAGGTGGCTCAACAACTGGTTCTACAATGGGCCTCTCAGGCTCTGTAGGGACTGTAGGCGGGGTTTCAGGAAGTTCTGGAATTACTACTGGCAAATCAGGAATAATGGATGGCTCAGGGTCTATTGATGGATCTGGAATAACCGGATCAATTGGTGGATCGACTGGATCAATAGGTGGTTCAACTATTAAAGGCGGCTCAATAATAATGGGCGGTTCAATAATAATGGGTGGTTCAACAATTACTGGTGGTTCAACAATTACTGGCGGTTCAACAATTACTGGCGGTTCAACAATTACTGGCGGTTCAACAATTACTGGCGGTTCAACAATTACTGGCGGTTCAACAATTACTGGTGGAACTACAATAGCAACTTCTTCAGTAGTCCAAACAGAATCTGGAACTAAATTATAAAAAGTTGATAAATCAGTGTAATAAAGAAAATTACAAGCCCCACCACCATACTCATACCACCAGATATCTACCTTTTGTGATACTCCTGATTCAAATGAGTGTGTACCTGTGCCACCACCACAGCCTTTGAGTGTCCAGTTATCAATAACGTTTTGACCACCGATATCTAGATAAAAGCCATCATCAGCCATAGATTGAAAAGTAATCTCACCATCTACAGGCAAAGTAATATAACCATACCAGTGAATAAGAACAAAGTCTTGCTGGCAGTTGGCAACTACATCACCACCAACATCCCAGTTAATATTTGCAACAACACTTGTATTACAGAGAGCGTACTCAGTTCTATCTGGGGTAGCACCTTCAACGTAAGTATAAACATCTTGAGTAAGGCCAGAAACAGATTCTGCATTAGCAGCAGTTAGCGGCCAAAAAGCAAACGCTAAAGTAAAAAATAATGAAGTAAAAAACTTAGATTTCATTATTAGTCTTTAGGCTCAGGCTTCACATTCTTTAGCTGAACAGACTGCTGAAAAGCAGCATCAATTTCATTTTTGCTAAGTTTTCCATCTTCAAGAAAAGCCAAAGATAGACGCTCAATAACTTTAGCAACAGCAAGGATACCACCAATAGCTGCAGCGGTAGCTGGAGCTACGCCACCAAGACTACCAGCACCAATAACACCTAAAGCAGAAGCAACAAATGTTGCAAGCACACGAAGAAGAACATTACCAAGAGGTTTCATATTTATTCCTTATTAGCTAAGATGTGCTTCAATGGATCAACAAGTGATTCATAGGAAGCCAAGTGAATGTTTGGATTGCCCCAGTCTTTATTTGCCTTACCGATAGATAGGTGAAGGTGTGCACCAGTTGAGGCAGACCCGCTAGGCGTATTCTTGCCACCACCAACTCGACCAATTACAGTTTCGCCAACTTTGATCTTGTCGCCCTTTTTTAGAGTAGAAGCTTCAGCTAGATGTGCGTATAAAACCCAATAGCCATCACCAGCAGACTGGATAAGAATATGTCCTAAAACATCAGTCCATTCATTTACGAAAACAGTTCCAGAAGTAATGGCATGAATAGGTGATTTCTCAGCAGGATGCCAGTCTTGGCCTCTGTGTGGTCTGCCATTACGATAAGCAGCAAGATTACCAAACTCATCGCCACGAAGCTTAGGAGTAAAAGGTTCAATATATTTGGTCATAATTTTCCAATCATGCCCATTGAATATTATTATTATACCTTATAAAAAATAAGTTATTTTTGTTCTTTTATTATCCAAGTGGATATGAAAAAGTTATGTAGTTAGTAGTTGTTGCAGATTCTGGTGTTATTGAAATAGTACCAACACTTGAAATGGATATTTTATTAAATAAAGCCGTTGAAGCATTTGTTGCTCCTGAATATACTACTGATGTAGCTGGATATGCTGATGCAGGAAGTTGTCCACACGCACCAGCAGTACCAGCCGTAAAACCTGTGCTAGAAAAAGCACCACGAACATAAACAATATCTCCAACAATTCTATATTGTGGAACAGCACCCGATGCAACAAATCCTGAATTTATAGTTATATTTGTCCAGCTAGTGCTACCATAAATTGCCTTCCAAGCACCTGCATTATAAATATATAAAATATTATTTGTAGAATCCCAATGCATTGTGCCCTCAGGCCCAGAGTTAAGTGGTACACCACTGGGTGTTCCGGCTGAAGTTTGTAAATTTAACGCAAGTCTAGTATTTATAGCCGATACATTTGTATTTAGAGTTGCTATAGATGTTGTATGTGATGCAACAGTAGATACTGTTGTATCAAGGGCCGCAATTGCCGTATTTGTAGTGCTTGCCATAGTAGCAAAGACTGTTTCTAAGGGTGCAATTGCATCCCCAGAAGTTGGGTAGGTTATGCCTTTTGATGTGTTAGCTGCCATAGATTATATTATACCTTACTGAACTACTGAAACTATTAGATTATCGCCAGAAGTCGCCATAAGTGTAGATGCTGGAGAGGGAGTTATTGCATAATAGTCCATTCTAACTGAAATTATATGAGAACCCGCAGAAACTGGAATCAATTTAGTTACATTTATTGATCCTAAATCTTGAATAAAATCATTAACAACATTTTTGTATTTATATTTAGCTACAGTTTGATAATCTACTGCAATTCCATCAACAAAAATTGTTGCAGTAAAACCATAATAATTAGCCCCAGTAGCAGTCAAAAATTCAACCTGTGCAATACAATAACTAGAATAATTTATTAATAATTTTCTTGCTTTATTTAAATTAATATTAATATCTAGTTTTGACGTATCAGCTGTAAAAGAACCCGTTGATGAAGTAAAAGTTGCTTCATTACCTGAATCTAAATCTAACTCAGTAGAATATGTTACTAATTCTAGTTGATCTGCAAGAACAGCATTAATATTTTTTATGTTAGTTTGATCTGTTGCGCTATTTGCAAAATTATTTATACTATTTTTTTCAACAATATTTTTTAAAGTTTTTATTTGATCTTCAACTTCCCTACCCCAAGGAGAAGAAGCGGTAGGTAAATTATTTTTAGGAAAAAGCATTATACTCCAGTCGTTAATGGTATTATAGAAAATTCATTAAAAAACATTGATGTTGTTACTATAGAATTAAATTGTGTAAAAGTTTTACCAGAATTTATTGCATCAAAATCAGAAAAAGTTGCAGAATCTGTTGCATGCCAAGAAACACCATTTGCACTAAAGTCTACTGTATCTAATCTAAATTTATTTGAATTCTTTTTAAAAGACTTACCAATAGTAGATCCAAAAACAAAACCAGAAGCAGAAGAACCATTAGTATAAATATTTGGACCACAAACAGCTTGTGCTGCAGCCATACCAGCATTAGCTAAAGTAAAATCATCAATAATAAAAATATTATCTATTTCAGCAGCTGAAACGTTAGATGAATTTGCGCCGGTAATAAAAGTTGTTTTTATTTTTTTATAAAACATACCAGTACCAACAATATATAATGATGGATAATCAAATCCGCCACCTGAAGTTTCAACACCAACGCGATAAGGTGCAAATCCATATTTTATTCCAGTATTTTGCAATAAAGATTTATCTGCTGGTGCAGTAATAGTAATTTGTATTTCATTAGGGTTTTCAGTTAAAGCCACAACAAGACTTCCACCTTGAGCAATCCACTGTGCAGGCTGTATAGGCAAATTATCTGAACCAACAATAACATATTGACCATTACCAGAAGTTGATGGGTTATATGGCAATGGTGAAATAGTTGCAACACAATCAGGTTGTTTTATACTTGAAAGAGTTGCATCAATAGTAAAACGTTTTACAATAGTTTCACCAGCTTCAACTTGAAGAGAATCTGAAAAACTAGAAAGAAAAGCTTTTTTAGGATTACTATAATTTGAATCATAATAATTTATGTCATAAACAATAGCATTGCTTTTATATTCTGTGTTATATGAATAAACATCTATAGTTTCTGCCGCATTAAATGTTTCAACGCTTTGATTAAAATCTGACTGATAATCTTCAATAGTAAGAGTATTTGTAGATGCAGGCCTAAATCCTACTGTTGTTCCATTAAAATACATTTCAATAGAACTTCTATCTGTAGTATTATATGTAATTACTGAACAAAGCATTTTAAGATAATCCCAGACATTTCCAGACCATCCAATAAATTTTACCGATCTACCATTTAGGGCTGAATCAACTGTTGGAGTAACTCCACATAATCCACAATAATATGTTATTGCTGCTGAAAGTGTTCCATTAAAAGACGCAGCAGTTTTGATAACATTTAGTTTGTTTTGCACAGAATCACCAACAATAGTAGCAACACCGCCAGCATTGGTTGAAACGTTTTTTACATCAAACTGCACAGTACCATAAACATCATCAGTAAGGCTAGCAGTATTATTAATCATCAACTTTGTGTTAATTAGGCCAGCATCAGATGTTTCTTCAATAGCAGAAATGGTTACTTGACTAGATCCACCATTAATTGAACTTGGTTCTAAAGAAGTAATATCTTCTGAGTAAGAAAAAGAAATAATAGAATTATCTTTGATTTTTCCACTACCACTACTTGTTAGTTTAGTTGCCATTAGTCAACCTCAACAAATGTTGTTGATAAACCAACCTGACCACTATTTATAGCCGAACTATAATACTCAATTTCAACTGGTGAAGCAAACTGTAATGCTGATGTTCCTTTTCCGGGAATAAAAACTCCAGTAGTTGCACTAGCACTACTCAAAACTTGTGCAATAGCACCAACAATGCTAGATGTTCCTGAATTTGCGGTAAAAGTAATTCTAACCATACTATATGTATTTCCATTTACAACTAAATTTGTTCTAGTAGTTCCACCGGCAGCTAGGCTTGCAGGATATTCAATTGTTGCATCGGCAACATTTGTTGTTCTAAGATATTTTGTTACAGAAAATCCGGGAACGCTAGATGCAACTAAGCCAGAAGATGTTGCATGCCATCCAAAATGAAAATAATAAGAACTAGGAATAATAATATCTATATATTTTGTAGTACCAGAACCAGTATATGTTGCATACGTTTGAGGAAAATTATTTGCATAAACATTGTTAGTACCAGCAAGAGTGGTAACAGTTGGTGTAGTTGAATTTAATGTAGGCCAATCTTTACCAGTTAAACCCGGTGAAGCCCAGTGAGGTGGAAGCACATTTTTATCAATAGCATAAGGGTCAAGCCAATAAACATTTCCAGTACCATAAACTCCATCAGCAAAATCTTTTATAGTTTGAAGATTTTGTGTAAGATCAGTTCCATTTATAGGGCCAAGCCAATTAGGAGAAAATTTTCTTGATGCGCCATAAGAACGTTTAACAAAAGAACGACCATTTAGCAAGTCGATTGTAGAACTATAACCTGAAGAACCAGCAGTCATACCGCTTTGTGGTGCTGTAATCCAAGTTTGAAAATTTGCATTACCAAAATAAATTTTACCTGCCATTAGTTTTTACCTCTCTGAGCTAAAAGAACATTTCCAGCATTGGCTGACTGCGCTATCCTAGTGTTCTCCGTATAAAGATTTACTGGGCGATCAATTGCTTCACGAAGAAGAGCACGATCAGCAGGCGATAGATATACAATATTACTTCCAGAAGATGATGTTGTTGAAACCATTGCAGAAGCTGGCATTGTTAGGCCTTGCTGATTGTTTAATGCATTTAGGAAGCCAACACCTACACGACTTACTGCAGCAGCTTTTACAACATATTCTCCATTAGATAGATTAGCTCTAATGCTATCGCTAGTTGCATTTCCGGGGCCAGTAACTAATCCACCAGTAGCAAAACCAGTTCCATATTTTTTTTCAAAAGCAGTAACAATATCTGTTAATGATGTAGGAATTGTAATATGTGCTGCTTTATCAAATTTTATAGTAGATTTAGCTGATTTATAGGCATCAATTTCATCTTGAGTAACAGTTGAAACAGTAATAATATGTTTCTGTGCTTTATCCCAAGCAGTCCAATCAGGATTTAAAAGTTTTGTTGTAATTGAAAGACTTGCATTATCAGTTTTCCATTTATGTAAGGCAGCATCAGCTCCAGTGAAACCTAGATAAACATCCATTGAGACATCAAGTTTGTCTGATGTTCCCTTTACAATAGAAATAAAGTCATCAAATGATGATGAATAAGTTTCAAGTTCTTTAGAGTTATACCCAAGAGCCTTACCTTGATTCATAAAATCTGTTTTTAAGCTTTCCGCACTTGCAACAAGGGTATCAGTATCTTTGCTAGTCATTTTTAAAGTAGTTAGATAATCTAAGCTAGAAGTCACTAAACCTTGCATAGTTTGACGATTTCTAATTGCAGCATCAGTATTACCCGTCAGTGCACGACTAGCATCATCTGTAGCGGATGCTTGATCTGTTGTGTTTTGTGTTATCTTATCTTTATTAGCGGCAAGTTCGGCTTGAATAGCATTAGCACGAAGAGTATCACCATACTTTTGTGCAATAGTTAATTGATATTGAAGAATTGAACGATCTGCAACAAGACCTTTCATAGTTGTTTTTAGTTCAAGTAAGTTTTTGTTTGCAGCCTTAAAATCATCTGCAACCTTTTTCCATCCAGTATGTAAAACGTCTGCAGCATTTTGTGCTGCATAACGCCAGTCAAAGGCGGTTTTTAGTTTTGTTTGAACTTCAGCAATATAGTCCCAAATGGTTCTTGCTTTTTTAAGTGTTTCAGTTGTTGTAATAAATTTTTCTGGTGCATCACCAAGAGCCTTTAGTTTATCTGCAGTTGATACTACAGCATTACCTAGAAGATATGCTTCAGCTGCTGAACCAATTAATGCTTCATTAAATCTAGTAAGTGCTGAATTTCCACCCATACCAGCTGCACTTAATATACCTAATTTAACGCTAAGACCACCAGTTATGCTAGAGGAAACACCAGATGCTTTGGCATTTTCAATTAATGATGTATAGTAATCATCTAATGATTTTTTACCTTTTTTAGCAGCATTATTTGCACCATCAAAACTAAAACCAACAGCTTTAAGTTGTTTTACTGTTTCAGTGTCTGTTGCTAAATCTTTAAAGTTTCCACTATTAAGTATTTGGTTTCTTATCCATGCATCATAATTTTCACCAAGAATAACAGTTTGTTGTTGAATTGCATCACTTGCACTATTTACACCATCAGTTAATCCACTACCAAGAATTTCAGCATATCCATTAGCTGCATCTCTAGCTTGTTTAGCGGCTTCAGTATTACTTTCAACATCAACAGTCATACCATTTAAAGCACCTGATGCTATAGCGGCACTAATAGCCGTTACGCTACCATATTGTTCCATAGCAGCCGTAAAGTCTGAAGTTACAGCATCTTGTAATCCAGCAAAACCACCAAGAGATTCTTCTGCTTTACGAGCATAATATGCAGTTGAGTCAGTTGCTTTTTGCCAAGCATCACCTAATGCACCAACGACCTCAATTGCAGCATAAATAGCAGCAATCCAAACAACTGCTTTACCTGCAACACTTAAAGCTTTCATTGCAATGCTAGCTTTAGTAATTCCACCTGCGGCAGCATTTCCAGCTACTGTTGCACCTTCTAAAGCAACTATCTCTGCTTCTGTAGTAGCTATAGCTCCTTCTTCAGCAATAATAAGTCCTTCTTCAGCAAGAATAAGTGCTTCTATTGATCCTGTTTTTGCTTGAACAGCAGCAGTATCTATTTCCATTGCTGTTGCATATGCCATCATTGTTGCTTTAGAAATAGCGACAATAGCATTGATAGCTGCAATAGCAGCAACTAAACCAAGTGCAACTGTAGTCATAGTTAAAATAACTTTTCCAAAAGGATTTCTAGCAAAAGAATTTAATTGATCAATAACTTTTCCGACAATATCAAGAAGGAATTTGATTCCGGGAAAAGATGCATCTCCAGCACTAGCTAAAAAGTTATTCCATTGATTTTGAATAATAGTTAGTTTTGCTGAAACAGTTTCTTGAATTTGTCCGTATGCAGCAGATAGGAAGATTCCTTCGCTAAATCCTTTATTTGCGTTAGCAATTCCTTCAGCATAAACGTTATAGTTATCTCCAAGTTTTTGAATAGTTTGAATATCACGAACGTTATGGATACCAAGACCACGAAGCACAGTATCAAGGTTCTGTCCTTTATCGCTCATTCCTTGAAGTCCAGATAAGAATTTATCAAATGCTACTTGACCATTCTTAGTCCATTCACTAGAGAATTTTTTAGCTGAAAGACCAGCAACAGATGCATAGGCACTAAGTTTAGTTCCACCCTCACCGACAGCTTGGTTGATAAGTGCAAAAGTTCTAATAATAGATCCACGAGCAGCTTCAGGAGCAATACCTAGAGATGAAAGTGCAGTTGCAAGACCAACAACTTCAGGTGCAGTAAACTTAGCCATTTTAGCTGTAGTAGCAATTTCTTTTGTTACGGAAAGAATCTGTGCTTCAGTAGCAACAGCTTTTACACCGGCATAAGCAATAGATGATCCAAGTTGGTTATAGTCAATTTGTTCACCAGCACTAGATAAAAGTTCACCAATACGACCAAAGCTAAGTGCGGCACTTTCAATTCCAACACCAGTAATAGATGAGAACTGTGCGACTGCTTTAGAGAAGCTAACAAGTTTTCCTTGTGCAATACCAAGTTGGTTACCAATAGTAGCAATTTCTGTAATACCTGAGAATGATACAGGAATTTGGGTTGCAAGTTCAGTCAATGAATATTTCATTGCTCTGGCAGCTTCACCAATTTTTACGCTTTGAAATTCTGTTGTTCTTGCAACGTTTACGAAAGATCTTTCGTATTCTGCTGCTGTGCCGATCATTGCTTTTAGTGCATCTACAGCAATTCGTTCAATTTGTTTGTATGCTGCAGCAACGTCATATAGGGCATATCTTGCTCTAGCAGAGTTTTTTACAACACTATCTGCCATCTGCTTGCCAGCCTGCTGATTTGCGGCCTCCTGACGGGCTGGAACGCCACTAGGAGTCCCTGTAGCACCACCCATAGGCATAGGTTGGGCTAGCTTCTTTTTGAGGCCATCTACAGCATTCTCAGCCCTTTTTATAGATGCAAGAAATTCCGAAACATCAAGTGTGAGTTTCGCATCAAAATTCAGTGCCACAGATACCGCCTATAGATTGCCTTATACTATTCTACAACATCATTTTCAATTAGACCCTTATAAAATTGCATCCTACTAGGCATCTCACTATTATCATAGGTATAAGCCTCAATGTATGGAAACTGTCCATGTTTTTTCTTTTGATCTTTTTTCTTTTCTTGAGTTTCTTCCCATTTATCAAATTCAAGTTTTGCATAGCAAACAGCAGTCTTTATCTTAAATCCAACATTATTTGCATTTTCATTTCTGCACACCCAGATAGGATTACCGCAATGAGAGCAGGTTTCTTCTTCAAGAATCTCCATAGCCTCTATAAGAAGAAAATCTAATGCAATCCAAGGATTTGTTGGCTGCTCATGAAATAGCATTGCAACTGGTCTAATCCCAACTTTGATAGCCGCCTTTATCTTAGTGATGTATTGGCGATTGTGCTTCCAAGTTAGGACTTCGGTAAAAAACCTGCATCAGTTAGTCCTTTAAAATATGCACTAGCAAGGGTTAGTTGCTGCATCTTTTCAACAATAAGTTCCCAGACTTCTTTAGGAAGATACTTACGAAGTTCAGCAATATCTTGCTGACTAAACTTTTTCTCATCTTCATCACCATTAGCATTAACAATTTTTACAAGATTTTCCGCAACAAGTGATGTAGTCCAATAACGAATCCAATCTTCGCTTTCATCACTCTGACCAAAACTATTCTTAGCAGTTGGATAAGCTTTATTACAAAGTTCAGTAATACGTTCAATAATTTCTTGATTCACACCACGAAGATGAAATACCACTTTTGATTCCATAATCTTTTTTGCAAGATCATTAGCTTCAACTTCTAAAGCATCATATTCTTTACCTGCAGGAGTATTTGAAAGTTTTTCATTTAAAAATGTTAGTTGATATGCTGCATCAACATCTAAGTATGCAGTTACAGTATCTTGTGGGTATGCACGATCTTTAGCAAAAGCCGTAATATCAAATGTGCCTTTTTCTTGTGCTTGCTCAACAAGTTTTAGTGTGTCTTGAACTACTTGTTCATTTATTTCATCCATTTTTATCCTTTAATTTTATCCCATTAATGTTGTGAAAGGTTGGGGAAGGGAAAATGGGCGTAAAACCCTTCCCCAACCAGTTTGTTATGCGACTGCTACGTTTACTCCGACAAGACCCTGTGGCATGAAGTTAACCATGAACTTCATTGAATCTTCACCTTCGGTGTTATCCATAACTGCGTCAGCAGTGAACTTGAATACAGAAACAACATCAGTTGCAATTAGCGCAGATGATGCAGTTTTTCCAACTCTAGTAACTAACCATCCATTAGGGCGAGCATTAGTTGCTGCTTTGAATGTATCAAATGCTAGTGAGTATGAGCTAGTGAAAGTAATGTTTCCAGATACTGCACCTGCGTTAGCTACGCTAACAGTAATAGCACCAGTACTTGTATTGATACCAGTAACAACTGCATTAGTTCCAACGTTAGTTCCAGAAACCTTCATACCAAGTTCAACTTTTAGAGCATCAGTAGATGTAGTTAGAGTAATTACAAATAATGCGCTAGTGCCAGTTCCAGCATAAGAACCTGTAGGGAACTTAGGGCGGAAGAATGTTAGAGCACCAGAGAACTGTGCAAAACCACGAATCTTAGAGTTTGTTTTATCAATAATGCTTTTGTCATCAATTTTGTTTGACTCGGTAGCACCAAGAGTATAACCATCCCAAGCGATAGCTTCAGTAAGGTTTACTGATCCTGCACCATTGATAATTGCCGCAGTAGGAGCTGTAATAAAAGTACTATCGCTGGTAACAGAAGCTGCTGGAATCCACCATACAGCAATGTTTCCATTTGATTGCATTTTAGTTCCAGTAGGTCTAGCAGTAGAATCAGTAACAGTTCCCCAAGGACCTGAACCTAAACTTCCTGCAGCAACAGTAGTATTTACTGCAACTTCACCAGACTGAATAAAACGGCCACCGACACGGATCATTTCACCATCAGCAACTAGATCATCTGCAAAGTCAGTGGTTACACCAAAAACGCTAATGTTATCGCCAAGAGCAAAAGCTGCGTTGTGAGCCTTGCCTGTTCTTTTAATAATGTAATACTTTGTTCCAACAGCAGCATCTGCAACAAGAGTCTTAAACTTATTAAAGTAAGAATCTGCAGCTGTAGCTGAATCACGGAAACCATCAAGTGAAACCTCATAGTTATAAGTGGTTGGAGTTGAAACCTGTGCATTGTCAACAACAGAAAGTGAACTGTCGCTATCTGAATCTGTAAGATTTAGTGTATAAGCATCAGTAACTGCAGGTGAAATGTTGAATACCTTAGTTAAGTCTGAAACTTGTGCAAGGGTTGGTTGCCAACCCGATGCGGTAATATCTGCGTTGGCAAAAGCATCGGCAGAAGCGATGTAAATGCCTACGTTGGGGCGGAGAAGTTTGCTTGGCATCTTCTATTCCTGTTCGTTAGTAGTTTCAACAACTTCAGGTTCTTCAACCTGTAATTGCCTTTTTATGGATACGGGTGCAACTTCTTGTTCAACAGCAACAATTTCTGCACCCAAGATTGGGTGGTTGAGGTAGTGATCTGGCACTAAGTCAATAACGTTTGTTTTTGTGTTTCTAATTAATGTAGCCAAAATAGTCCTTTCAAACCATTATTATAATACCACAGTATTCACTGTGAAGATGAATGATACTTCTGAAATGTATTTCTTTGGGACAGCAGAACTGTCTAATTGTGTATAGTTTGTACCGCCAACAAGCCTTAGTTCTCCGGCATCAGTAGGGATAAATCCAGTTAGTTTATCTCGTACAAGGTTGGCCACCTGTCTGGCAGATCTTTGGGTTGGACCCACACACTCTACAACACAAAAACTTGTTCCTGTATTATATCTTGTTGATAGTATTCCTTTGCCATTTGACGATTCTTGCATATCGCTATACACTGCAACAACATATGGCAAAAACAAGCCATTAGCACCCATTTTTATTTTTGTATCTTCTGGCACAGAGATATCATAAACATCTTGATTTAGCTCATTAAGCTTTGTAGTAATCTGGTCATGTACTGCTAATAGATCTAAACTCAAAATACTTCCTGACTACTAGCCGATGATTTGAAACCAAGACGTTTCATTTCTGAAATAAAATCATTTACACCCTTATTATAAGCACCTAAAACTCTAATTGTGCTTTTTCCACCACCATCTTCTGCCATATTCAATAAGCCCATACCAATACCGCTAGGTTTACCATAAGCACTATGCCAATAGCCACCAGTATCTTGATCTAAGAAATAGGTTTGCTGATTTTTGACCCAACCAAATTTTGTAACAATTTTTTGTCCACTAGCAGCAGGTGCAGTAGAACCGACAGCATCAAGCATTGCCCTAGAAGTTATACGAGCACCATCAGTTCCAGCAGCATCATTTTTTCTAATATGCCATCTAGTTCCAGTAGGGCTTCCAGCCTCAATAAACTGCTTCATATAGTTTGCACCGGACTCAGAACCAACCTTCAAAGCACCAGCACTCAAAGTAATAACTTGTGTAGTTATATTTTTTGTATATACAGGAAATTCTTCTATTTTAGGCATTAGGATCTGATTCCATATCTACCTCAGCAATAATAGTTCTTTGCCAAGGATTAGAACTATTCATAACAGATCTAACAATATATGAGAAAGTTTTTAGAGTAGCATCATATGGGCTAGTATTTACAATAATATAATTTCCGGGACGAAGATCAGCTATAGGTGCTGTAGCACCAGCAACAGTATTTTTATTGAAATCAATCTGGATCTCTACTTCACGAATATTAGTAGGATTAGTTTTAGCAGAATGATTAGAACCTCTAACTAAAGGTTGAATTCTAGCCTTACCAGACCAAATAGCAGTATCTGATGTAGTCCAAACATTTGTTGTAGCATTATAAGTTCTTGCACCAAGGTTTTCATTATAGATAGTTATGTCGCATACCTGTAAACCAGTAGCTACTGATCTATGATGGCCTATCCAGCGAGAATCTAATATGCTTCTAGTGTTCAAACCCATATTTAATCCAAATCTTGAATATAATAGCCTTGAGTATAGTATGTTCCACTATATGGATAATCACTTTTTCTTGAATATTCAACAATAGAGAAAGCGTCTGCACTATCATCTTCATCAGCTTCTTTTTTCAACATATCTGCTTGTGCTCTAAGTTCTGCACCCAATTTTGCACCATCAGTGCTAAGATCATCGGTTTTGATAACCTTGCTTATAAGGGCTTCAGAGGTCGCTAGGGCAAGTTTAGCTGCAGCCGCAGCTCTCTTCACATTATTGGTGTAAAGGGCTAGAAAAGCCTGTATTTGATTATCATTGAAGATGTATTCAGAGGGCTCAAGAGGATCGACTGGATTATCTAAAACTTCTGTATCTGGAATAAGAAGTCTTGTTTGGCCAATGGCTGTAGAGTAGTCTGGGGGAATAATATCTGACATAAATCTATTCTACCCTATCCTTTAAAAATTATTGATATGGGCAGGGCTAAGAGGATGAATAAGAGTTGTCATGATACAACCGTCATGTTACCTAAGCCAGAGGATGAATCATCTACCTTGACAACCCTGAACTTGCTGTTAGCAGAAATAAAAAATGGATTGTCTGTTAGTGCCG